TTCCAATTACGGCGAACAGATAATATTTCTTGTGTACCTTTATCAATTGTAACTATATAAGGTAATGCTATTCCTGTTTTACCATCTTTATCTTCATCTTCATAACCTTCTAAATCAAGGTTAACATTCATTTCTAATATTTTATAACGGTCATCATTAGTAGCATCGAATCCCATTTGTTCTGCAATCTTTTTCTCTACCTCATCTAAGTCGTAGCTAGGTTCTCCTAACTCTACATCTCTATAAAACCCTATGTGTTGTAATGTATGAAGTTCTTGTTCTGTCTTACGCATAACATGAGTTACACGCTCCGCTGTTTCTAAGTTAGATGCACCGTAAGGCACAACCATATCTTCAGCTGGAACAAAGATAGATACTTGGCGTTCGAGAGCTGGGTCATAATAAACTTTTTTAAATGCATTACCTGCTAATCCTAAACCCCATAACATTCTTTCATGCTCAGGTCTATACTCTGGCATTTTGTCCATGAGTTGGTAATTCATATTTTCTTGAACTCGCTGAGCAGCTTCAATACATTCCTCAGTTTCTTTGCCAATAATAGAAGTCTTCACTGGACCTGCAGCCGGGAAAGTTTCCATCATTGTTTCAGCTTGGAATTTGACAAGTGCTTCGGAGAGTAGTGGGTGATAGACAGCGCATGCACCTTCCCACGGTTCAGACCTTTGTTCTATTTTAAGCCCTAATAATTCTAAGCCATCAACATAAGTTTCTAGCCAGTCTTTTCTTGAGTTAACATCATTACTAAAATCTTCTAGTAAGTCCGAAGATAATTCAGTCATATATTTTTCTGACAGCTCTTCAGCTAAGTTAGCATTAAACTCATCTTCAGCCATCGCATCGGGGTCAATAACTATTTCAGTATCCCCAATTCCTATGGTTACACTTTCAGGGTCTTCTATCTCAATCTCAATAGCTTGTTCTTCTTCCGCTAATTCTTCTATTCCTAACGGTGCTGCATATAAACTTTTATCTACGTCTGCCATAATTTTATCCCTTAGCTCTTTTTTTTGCTGCTTGTGATAATTCTTTAAAATGTACTAATTTTTTTGATGTTTTGGTGTGAGCTTTATTTGTGTGTAATGTACCGTCTGACATCTTATGAGTTGAACCTTTGTGCTCTTTTCCGTCTTTTGTATAATGTTTAACGCCTTTCATTATTTACTCCTAATTTTATTTGCAGTCCAGTTATAAATTAGTTTAATCCTGAACCATACCATACTGAGAATATTTTTAATAGCTTTTAATATTTGTTTAATTTTTTTCATAGTGCATATAACCTCTTATTTTTATGTCCCCTAAACATCTGAACGTCTTCTTCTTCGTCTAAAGGTAATCTTATAAATCCACCTTGTCTAAATCTAGCTAATGCTAAAGTTGTAGCATCCACCAAATCATCATTTGCTCCGGCTGGAAAATCATTACATTCTTCTATTAATTCGTGTGCCCATCGTCTATCGGGAGCCCATACTACACCCCCGCTAAACAAATCAGATACTGCATTTACCCGACTTATTTTGTCTTGGCCTTTCCCCGGAGTGAACTCACCCACTGGAATCCCCATTCTTCTAAATTCTTGGTAAAGCGCTGCACCATTGGATTTTTTCTCTACAATAAAAGCATCCGGCTCCCAGTCTTGGTACTCTTCAATACATAACTGCTTAAGTTCTGGAAACTCTAGCCTTTTCTTTATAGCATTTAACAGTATTATAGCGTAGTTATTTGTTTCTTCGTTAAAAAATACGCCCCATGTTGTTAATGCGTTGTAATCAGCCCTAGTATGTGACTCTTGTGCGGCATCGAGCGTCATTATAGTAAATTCACAAGCAGGGGGGTCTTCTTCTTCCCATATATTCCACCATTCTCGCTTAATAAGTGCCCCTTCTTCTGAAGTCGGGTTCTGTAAGTACTGTGCATTCCAATATCTTACGTCTAATACACTACGTTTCTGCTGTAATTCTTTCAATTCCCAGAATTCCGGCCATAATGCGCGCTCTACGCCTTTATTGTCTGTGAGTATTGCAGGGAATTCTACTATTTCCCAGGGGTCTGCCTCATCATTCTTAGTCATTTGGTTCATTATCTGGCCAGTCAGGTCTAATTTAGACCATCTTGTCATGACAACAATAATAGCCCCACCAGGCATAAGCCGCTGAATAGGACCAGATTGAAACCATTCCCATGCCGGTAAGAAAACATCCGACCTATTTTGTTTAGCATCCTGCTCTGAGTGAGGGTCGTCAATAATAAATAAATCAGCGCCCCGGCCTGCAAGAGCACCACCCACGCCAATAGCAAAATATTCCCCATTATAATTAGTACCCCAGCGAGAAGCTGATTTACTATCCGCTTGTAACTCCACATTTGGAAATATCTCCTTATAAGGTGAGGAACCTACTAAGTTTCTCACGCGTCGTCCAAAGTTAACTGCTAAGTCAGCAGTGTGAGAAGCCATGATTACTTTTTTACCCGGATACTTCCCTAAAAACCAAGCGGGTGCAAGATAACTTATCATCTCACTTTTACCATGTCTCGGTGCAATGTTTACTACGACTCTTTTTTTAATCCCATTAGCAATGTCTTGAAAGATTTCTGCTAAGTGTCTGTGATGTGCTCCTATAATATACCCAGGATAAACGTGCTTAATGAAATCTAAGAACGATTCTACCCCTATCTCTTTCTTCATCTCTTTCTGGTATTGCTGGAGTAAAGCCAGATTTTTGCGCTTCTCTTTATCCGGCATCTGAGGTAAAGCTCTTTCTAGTAAACCTAAATCTTGTTTACTTATCATCTTCGTCCTCGATAACTTCTCCTTCAACAATAGTCCCCTTAAGTTGTTCTATTGTTTCGCGAAGTTCTTTCTCCAGCTCATCGCCAGACTTGGTAATGTGGGTAATCTCAGTTTTCTTTTTAAATGCATCAACGCCATCAATCTCGCCTATGGCGCGTAAGGCAGATATCTTATCTCTATCGTTTTGAGCTTGCGCTACTAGCTGTACAAAGTTGTTAACTACAAAAAGTTTAAGGTCAGCAAGTTCTTCTACTATCATACAGTTAGTTTGTCCTACTAGTCCAGCAAGGAATGCCATCGTTTCATTGGGGTAATCTGCAAACTCTGGTTTAAGTTTCTTGTTAGTCATCATTTCTCGTGCTATCTCTTGGGCTTGTTCTTGGTGTTCTTTTGATGGCGTAATGTCTTCGCCTTTAATATCGGAAAGTTCTTTGATTGTAGTAGTCCGTACTTTAAGTTCTTGCTCAGTAGTCATTTCTGGTATGGCTTCTTTCTTACTCTTAGGTATACGAATGCTAGATTCTACTTGCGGCATAACGCTCGCAGGCTCATCTATAAGGTCGGATTCTTCCGCAGGAGATAATTGGGGTATTTTTAGTTTGCTCACGTGTTCGCTGTTACACCTTTTGTTATTTGCAGCTATAAGTGATTGAGTATAACTAAGAAATTAAAGAAAGGCAATAACCTAACAATAATAAAAACCCTACTATGTATATGTGTATATTTTTCATAGCCATAGTATACGTCCTTCAGCTAGTTAATGTGGTAGTGATAACCATTCGCATTTTTGAGATTTTTTTGCGAAATATTTTTTGGATTGGCTAAATGTAAAGTAAGGGGGTACCTTCCCAGATATCGGGAAAATATTGGATTATTTGAGCATATTAGAATGTATAAGGTAAATTTTTTTGGTGGCTGAGAAGTGGTGCATAGGGGGGGCGTGGGGTTGCTTGTATATGTAAAGTAATGTTATAATACATGCATGGCAGTATCTTCTGCCTACATGGGAGTTACAAGAATGGATGATACAAAAAAAGTAATAGATGTTTATTTTTATGGCATTAATGGTTTCACTTATTCATACACATATCCTGATATGGTTTCGGCTACAGGTGTTGAAGATGTCAAAGATATTATTGATATGGACGATGAGGGAACACATGATTTATATGTGACGCGTGACATGGATATAAGTAAGGAAGATTTTCCCCCTGCAAAGGGAATGCATTCAGTAGAGGCCGAACAGTTTTTAAATAACGCTAACTTAACTATCTAAGGATTGGGGGGGAAACCCCCCTCTAATTATTATGAGTACATTCAGTTTTATAATAGCAATCTTAATGGCAATCATGAGCTTAGCTTTTACGCTCTTAAGTATAAGTACAGGCGACCCAGGAGCAGAGGGAGTCGGCTATATATTATTAATGGCCACTGGAATATTTGCCATCGCCGGTTTCGTAATGTTATGGAGGGGAGAGTAATGAATTTTGATTCAATGAGTGCAATTAAACCAACTAAATTAATTCTTATGAATTTAAATGAGGGTTGTTATGAATTAAGGATTAAAGATTTTAATGTAACTGACAAAGTTTTATTTGAGATGCAAGATATTTTAGATGGTTGTAACGATACAAAAGAATTTTATAACAGAACATTAACTTACTTAAGGGAGGTGGTGTAATGGATAGAGCAGAAAAACTTAAGCATTATATGGCACAGTTTGAAGACG